AGTCCAATAACCGAGCCTGCGCCCAGTGCCAGGATGCCAACGCCGAGTGCAAACGATGCGACTCTGAGGGTTCTTTTTAGGATGCGGTTCATTTCTTTTTGCCTTTCGGGGCTACTTTTTTGGGGGCAGGGTTAGCTGCGATGTGTTTCAGTGGATCTATGAGCTTGTCGTGTGGGCATAGGTGCACGTTCTTGCTCGAGGCGATGCTCAAGTGTAAGTGTGCGCCGGTGGTGAATTTGCCGGTGTTGCCGACTTTTCCAATCGGGTCGCCTGCATGAATGTAGTGACCAATCGCCAGGTTCGGCTTCTCGAGCAAATGCGCGTACAAAACATGAAGGCCGTCAGCGGTGGACTGAATGATGAACCAGCCGAGGCCGTCAGACCAATCGTTCGTTTTGATTGCGCCGTTAGTAATCGCTGGAATGACCGAGCCAGCCTTTGATGCCCAGTCTTGACCTCGGTGCGGTCTGCCTTCGCGATACGGTGCCAGGTTGTTGAACTCGTCACCGCGCGTCGATGCTGGGAACGGTTCAATGTATTGTGCCATTAGACGCTCCTGCCGATTAGAGAGACGATTACGGCCACCGCAACGGCGGTTGAAATGCTAGTGATCCATGCGGACTGCCAACGTGCCTTTTCGAGCTCGCGGATGCGACTCTCATGATCGGCCACAATCTCTAGGCGTGCTTCAATAACCGAGAGACGGTTGTCAATATGCGCCAGGAGTGTCGGGGTCGTCGGGCGTGGCAGTTCGGCAGACATTACTCTGCTTCGGGTGCTGGGTCAGCCTTTGGTGCTTTGGCTGGCTTTGGTGCTTCTGGTGATGGCCATGGTGCGTTATCGACGTTACCCATTTGATTCTTCTTTCTGTTCTGGTGCTCCGATTAGGGTCTGCTTGCAACCCCCGCACATGGCGGTTGGGTTTGCGTCTTCCATTCTGTACTCGATGCCTTGGTTTGGGCATTCAGGTTTGTTGCAAGTAAAAAGAGTAATCATTCTTACACTCCTTGATAGACGATTGTTGCTGCGATTGAGTCAGAGATTGCCCAAACTGCGATTGGCACGCTCGAGCTGCAAGCCACCTGAGTCAAGTATGTTCCTGCTGCGTTACCTACGCGGATGAATGCGTTGCCAGGTGTGCCAGATAGCAGCACAGTGCCGGGGTATCGTGTACCAGCCGATGAGTCTAGAACAACGCACGTTCCAACTTGACCCGAGCGGTTGCTCGATGCTTGGTTGATTGGCAGGCTGAAGTTGATGTCGCCGTTGATTGTGGTTGTGGAGCCAAGCGCGAAGTAAAACTGCACAACAACTGTCTTACCGATTTGGGCGTATGCAGCCGAAGTGGTCGAGCCTGAACCTAGCGTGACGTTGTTGATTGTTGGCGTGTAGGTTGTCCAGGTTGTGTCATAGGGAATCCAGTCGGTGCCGTTGTAAATAGTCAGGTGGTCGTTGCTGGCTTGGAATGTAACCATGCCTTCGGTCGGTGTTGGAATCGCGGTGTTGCGCGCAGCTGCAGTTGCAAAAGTCATTACTGACTGATCCATTAGATAAGTGTTTACGTCTGAAGCTGTGGCTAGTGTGCCAGCAACAAATGTTTTCCTAGGCATTTAGCGCCCTTTCCATAGGTCGAATGTTACTTCCCAGCCGTCAGGTGTGAGCTCATGCATCACACCTCGAATGTAAGCAACCTCGCTGAGTTCTATTTTAGTGTTCGAGACCGAAACTTGAACGGTATCGAGAGGATCGCGCAGCAAGTATTCGTTTACTTGCCCAGCGCGCTTGATAACTGGTGCAGTGATTTGTCGAACAAGTTGAGTGGGTATCGTGGCCGTTACGATGTTTGCAGCTGCGTCGGCATCGGCAGCATAATAGTGGCGAGTGTAGACGTCTCCCCAAAGTAGCCCGGCAATAGCCACCGAGTCGTCGTTCTGTAAGTAGTCATCGACTCCACCAGCGGTCGTGTAATTCAGCGTGTTGACAAACTGTGCGTCATCGAAGCCCATGACAATGTTGCTAAAGTCTGCTCGGTTGGCTGTGGCCGTGACTTCATCCTCGAAAATAACGTCGGGGCTAAGGTCTGCGTTTTGTAGCTCGTACCAGGTGTAATAATACAAATCCGTGTCATTGATAGTCGGCTGGTAGACTAAAGCACCAAGATTGGTGTCGCTAAGGTGGTTTGTTAGCGTGCCGTAATCGACTGCTCCTGAAGTGGTAAAACCTTGAATGTCGTATCCGACTAGACCAGGTGCGCCAGATTGCAGAATAGCAACGCCTGTGTCTGCCGAAATAATGTCCCAGAAATCGGTCGAGTAACAAGGGTTGGCAACACTTATGCCCGTCAATGAAACATAGTTCAATACGTCTCGAAGTGGATGGTCGCATTCAAACACAATCGTGTTTAGCCATTCCCTTGAGTATTGCACCGAGCAGTTGGCAATTCTGCCCTCCCAAAGCGTGACCCACACACCAGATGCAGTGTCAGGATTAGGTCGCACTCGAACAGCGACCGGCGTGCCAGGGCGAATGTAAGTGTTGATTGCTGGGTCATACTGAGCCGATTGCATCGTGATGGTGGCAGTTGGTGTTTGTGGTCGAGAGTAACCGCGGACAATGTCGAAGCCGTTTATGGTTTTAATGCCTACAACGTCACCGGTTACCTGCTGCCAAGATTCCGTCTCAGAACCCGAACTCCAATTGTCCTCATCCCAGCGCGAGATTGACCAGATCATTGAAGTGTCTGGATAGGTGTACAGAAGAACCTCTACATCTTCGCTTAGGTCAAAAACATCATTTGGCATTAGCGACCGCCTGTTTCGCGCTCGTACCTTTTGATGGCTGCAACGATTTCGTTAGGCGTCATGTTGGTTTTGTTGAGGTTGATGGTGTAGTTGCGCTGCCCGGTCGTGTTTTCTGCCATGCGAGCTGAGAGACTTGTTTGACCTGCAGCTGCAACACCGTTGTATGACGTTCCAAAAAGTGAAGGCCGATTGAAGATGTCGGCAAGTTTAGTAGCGTAGTCGATGCTCTGTTTGTTAATGTCAATGATGGCCAAAGGATTACTAAATAGAAATGCTAAGTTCTGCGCTTGTCTAACCACGAACTCTAAAGACAACCCAAGAATCTGAATGGCTTTGACCAATCCATCTAAAGCGCTTCCGTTACTTGAAAGCCCTGAAAAAAACTGCCCAAAGGCGTCAATCACTTCTAGGATTGCTCCGTAAACTCCACCTTTACCATTAGTCCCAACAAGTGACTCTTTGATGACAATGAAAACTTTGCCGGTGTCAGTGTTTGGGTTACTGGCGTCACTAATAAAATCCTGGATTGCCGGTATTGCACTATCGGTTAAGAACGTCACAAACTGCTCAACGTATGGCAATAGCAGGGCACCAAATGTTTCGCTAAGGTTTTCGACAGCGACGTTAAACTTGGCAAATGGATCAGCACCAGCTTCAGCTGCACCCTTGACCGACTTCGCGTAATCGTCGATGCCACCTTTGGTCTTCTTCAGTTCGGGAGCAAGTTTGTAAAGGCTTTGTGTGTTGCCATTGTTGGCTTTGATTAGCGCGTTCAGAACGGTGTCTAGGGGTCTGCCTGAAGCCACGGAACCATCCAAAGCAATTTGGAGTAACTTCTGACCCTTTTCAAGGCTTCCAGAGCCTCTGACTGCGTTGGCAAGTGCTGGCCGTAGGTCATCGTCGAGAATACCCGTTTGAGCAGATAGGGTTTCGACGAAGCGTTCTGCTCCTTTGACTTGAGCCTTTGTGGCACCAGTGGTTCGCTTTAACTGCCCAGCCAGGAGCTTCTGTTGCTTGAGGTCTTCTGCAGCTGCTTTTGTGGCGTTGGTCAATCCACTGATCAGCGCGCTTGCACCAAGAGCTAGTCCGAAACCGCTAAGAAGTTTGCCAACTCCACCGCTGACCTTTTTGGTGACATCCTGAAAGCCTTTGAGAGACTTCTCAGACTTCTTAAGACCAGTCTGCAAACCTTTAGTGTTCGATACAAACTTGAAGTTGACTTGAGCCATAATTACTTAGCCAAACTGTTCAAAACCTTTACGAATGCAGCGTATTCGGCTTGAGTCAATGATCTGTATTCCGCCGGGCTCATTTTAGTTGCCACGCAGAAGTCAGCCATTCGTTCGGCTTGCTCCTTTCTTATCCGTCTTTTGGGTCTTCATCACCGCTGAAAAGCGCCGTGGCTTGTTCCATTGAGAACTCACCAGCCTGCTCAAAAGTGAAGTCTGGGTTGGTGCGTTTTTTGAACACAAAAATGATGGCCTTGAATACTCGGCCACGCGGTGCACCGTCATCCATGATCGAGTCGATGCTTCGACCAGTCAAAAGTTCGATTTGCTCAATCTCGTTGAGTGTCATCGTGTCAAAATCGATTGTCATTTATTTATCTCCGAGTCCGTATTTGTTTACAAGGTTTTGCATATCACGATTGTAATTCGCGACAATTTCTTGATAAGTGTAACCGAGAGCCTCGCTAAAGAACGGCTGTGGCTCGATGTTGCGAATAGTGCCAGGGCGAAGTCGGCTTTTAGTAGCTGCGCCAACAACTGACCAACCCCAGTGAATAGGTGCTGCGTAACCTAAAGTGCCATTGTTACCTGCTCGAGCACTTGCTTGACCTTGCGCGCGACCTGCTTTAAGGCTGCCACGCAACCGCCCAGATAGAACAGGCACTCGAGGCAAAGCAGCACGAATCAAAGTTTGTGCAGCTTGAAAGTTAGCCTCGGCGATTTCGGTTTTATCGGCACCGACGGCCTTGAGCGACCTTTGAAGTTGCCCAAAGCCCTCGGCTTCGATAGCACCGCCCGGAACTGATGTCCGAGCCATGATTACTAGCTGGTCTTCTTGGTGAGGCCGAAGTAGACCGGTGGAGTCGCGCTTGGAGTGTGAACCGAGTTGATTACGGTTAGCTCGACGGTAAACGACATGATTTCGCCTGAGACCAATGAGAGTGGTGGCAAGGTGTTGAACAAGACGGTGCCTTCCCAGATTGGCTGTGACGAGGTGGCAGTGGTGTTGCCGTTTGGGGCGAGCTTGAACGCTACCTGGGTACCGTAGTTAGCAAATAGCAACTGGTACAGCGAAGCGCTGTCGCCCGAAGCGATACCGTTGATGTTTAGTTTCCACTCCTGTAGAGGCTGCACTTCTGAGAAGGTCTGCTGTGCGCCAGGAGCGTCAGTTAGAGCCAGTTCAATCGAGTCAGCGTCGAAAGAGTAGTCGGTCGAGAGAATGGTGAACTTGATGTTCGAGGCTTTGATTCTGGTTGAGATTGGCATTTACCTGAACCTTTCTTAGATTGAGATTTGTAGGTCAACGTTGATTGTCGTTGCCAGGTGGTCGTTACCGTTCATTTGAAGCAAGTAGGGCTGTGCAACACTGCCCACTCCTGCGTCAGACGGTATGGCCGTTAGAGTTTGTTCGATTAGATCGTCCAGGTCATCGCTTGTGGTTTCGTTTGTGGCAAAACCAGCCACGATTACTAGCTCGAGGTTAAGGTCATACACTGAGCCAACTGAGCCCGGTGCAATGTATGGCGAGCCAGGGCGAATGACAACAACTGGTGGAGTCACTCGCTCGGGAACGTAGTCATAGACGTCTAGCCCAGCCTCTTGTAGAGTCAGAGCAAGTTCCGCTTTAGCTGCGCCGGCTTCGCTCATACAGACCAGCCCAAGTAGGGCAAGAGTTGCGCGTAGATTGAACGTTTTGTGTCCAACGAAACACGCATCCCTTGCCCCGAGCCGTCAGCGAACTGAGCGATTCCACTTGGAGCGTTGCGACGGTTCCAGTGTTCAGAAGCTACCTGAAGCACACAGACATCCTTTATGACGGCCGGCACAGTAGTAACTGCACCAATCATCAAGTTGACTTCAGCCAAGCCTGCATCGAGGCAGCGTTGCGGGAAGTCACCGGCGTCTTTAGTGCCAACGTAATCTTTGAACTGCTGGAGCGTCACTGCCATGATTTTGCCTAGGCGGTTACGTCGAGCTTGACGATTGCGCCGAAGCGTGGGATTGCAACAGCCATGTAACCGTAGATTGAAACACTGTCGGTTAGCGTGGTGATGTCGCTGTCGGTTAGGCGAACGCTTCCAGACTCCATCGAGAGAAGTGCAGCCGAGTTTGCCATGTAGACAACGCCCGAAGCCAACTGTGGGTCAACGATCACTGGTAGACCGAATACCGAGCCAGATAGACCAGGGATGTTAGCCGAACCGATGGTGTTGCTTCCGTCGCCGTTTAGCGATAGAACCGGGCGACCGTCTCCTGCTGCAACCTTGACGATGTTCACGTATGCGTCTGGCGCTGCGAGGATGAACTCTGGGCGTAGACCGCTGTTGGTGAAGATGTAAGATGCACCGTTGGCGATACCTTCAGCAAGTGACGAGGCGGTCTGGCCGTCTGCGTCGAAAGTCTTGCCACTCCAGTTCTGAGCCGAAAGCACAGCGACCATGCGTGCGTTGGTTGCGGTTGCGTACTGAATGGCTAGGCCCTCGAATACTGCGTCCAGGGTGTTGATCTGTGAACGCTCAACGTACTGCTTGGTGAACGAGGTGTAACCACCGTAGGTCTGCACGTCAGCCGAAACAACTTGGAAGGTTAGGTTACCGAATGATAGTGCTTCGCCTTCAGGGTCTTGCTGACCAACTGCGAGGGTGTTGCTGTTGATTTTGGCGTATTCAACGGTCACACCGGTCGCTGGCAACGCTGCGCGCGAGAATGCGTTCAGGGTTGGGCGGTTGTTGGCGATAAGAGTGTTGATGTAACCAAAGTACGGTGGAACGATACCTGCGTCAGCCGAAGTCGAAGCTGCGCGAGCGGCCTCAACTGCGTCGGTGTCGCCGGTGGCTAGTCCCTTTGCAAAAGCACCGATTGAACGGAACTTTGAACCTGCTGGGGCAACTGGAGCCTGTGGGGTGATGCCAGCCTCGACCAGGCGACGAACTTCAACGAGTTCATCCTGAATCGCGCGAACATCGAGTTCAGTGTTTTCAGACAATGAGCTCTCACTTTCTTGGATGTCGTCGGTCGGTTCAGTCTCAGCCTCGGCTGGTTCCTGTTCCTCGCGAACTTGGGTGATGCCTGCTCCAGCGAACGCCGGCCAGGGTACCACGCTGAGTTCAAACAACTCAACGAGGGTTCTCGTGATGACTTTGCCTTCACGAGTTTGTTCGACTGGCTTGAAACCAATCGAAAACTTGTTTAGAACGCCATCGCGCATAAGCGCAAGCGTTTCGTCGGCGCGCTGAACGCCTTTGGTGAGTTTGGCAACAATCTCGAAGCCTTCCTCAGTGTCGCGACCTTCGATGACTTTACCGATTGGTAGATCGTCGTGCTGGTGGCCGTAAAACAACTTGACATTTTCAACCGAGCGGATTGCACCTGGAGCAAACTGCTCTTGGTAAGTGCCGATGTCTGCGGTCTGGCCGTATGGCACAGCGATACCGCGAATCGTTCCTTCAGCGTCATCGTCGAGTCGCATCTCGATGTGGCGTGTTTCAATCTCCATTTAGAGACCTTCCTTTGCTCGGACTTCATCCGGGGTGAGCCATGCTTGACCAGCCAGGGCGACGTCATACATCTCCCAGCGAGTTTTCATGTCTGCCTTGAACAAGCCCTCGTAGTTAAAGCGAACTGTGTTGCCGCGTGGTAGACAGTTGCTTAGTGCGTCCTCGATGGCGTTGGTGTAGCCCATGAGGGTGTGGCGATAGAACGTTTGCTGCTCATCGCTGAGGTTCGAGTAAGTGTCGCTCGAGCCGTCGATACCGGTCAACAAAAGTCGGGCTGGCACACCAAACAAGCGAGCGATTGTCTGGGTAGACTGTGCTGCGACGTTAGTGAACATCAAGTCCTGCGGTGTTGCGTTTATGGCTTGGTAATCGAAGCCCTCGCTGAGCACTGCTAGTTGTCTTGTCGCCTGCTTGGTGTGCCAGTTCGTTGTAATCTCGTCAGCTTGGTCTTTGGTGAGCATCTTGCCGGTCTTTAGAACGCCGGTAGGGACACCGCCCGAAGCGAACCAGGTGCTCGCAAAGTTGCGTAGATCAAGAGCGGTTGCGATGTCGTTGCCTGCAGCTTGAATCGGACCGAGACCGCGAAGGTTGCCAACGGTCGTGAACAATCTCATGTGTTCAATCTCGCGTGTGGTGTAAGTGTTGCCAAGATAGTCAAAAACCTTTTGCCCGGTCATGCCGTTCACACCGTCGAGGCGTGGGCTGATTGTGGTCGGGTCTAGCGCGGTTAAGTCGTTTACTTGGCCGCGTGAGTCGTATGACTTGAACCAGAATGCTTCACCGTTGATTGCCAGGCTGGTGACGGTTGAAAAGATAAAGTCTTTGCGCGACTCGGACAAGCTCGGGTTGTTGACCAGCACCGGGTTCTCGACCTTGAGCTCGAGACCGCCACCGTAACGGTAAGTTTCAAGCGGTAGGGCTTTCGAGATTGGTGTCGCAATGATCTGAATGGCGCGGTAGACCGAGGCCAGAGATAGCGCAGTTTGCGTAGATACGTAAGTGTCTGAACGCACTGGAATGTTTGGAACGGCGGCGCGACGTTCAATCGGAACGTTGCCGGTCAATCTTTGCCAAAGTGTGGCCATATAACAACCCTATAACGATTTGACCGATTCGTGATTTACGGGCGTGTTGCGTGTGTCGTTTCTAGTATACTCCCACGCCAGACATTGTTTGCGCGTTAGCGACATGAAGCGCCCAGACGGTTGCCAGGAGCGCGTCGATGTCACCGATGGAGTCTTTGCGTGAGATTTGCCAATACTCGCCAACATACTTTGCGACCGCTTGGCCGTTCTGCATGACAAGCAACGGGTCGTTGTTGTGTGTCACTCGACCGTTAGCAAACATGGCGTAAGCGGTCATGCACGCGGTGTTGATTTCTTTGTTCCAGAGATTCCAGACGGTGATGCCCTTGTCTTTCAACTTACGATGAAGCGAGTGCATTCCGCGATCGTCGAGCGCAACTGCGTTGATGGCTTGCTTGCGACAGATTTGCACAATCAACTCCACCAGCTTGTCTTCGGTCGGGTTCACCAGCGAGGCAACAATCTCGGTCTGGAAGTTGTCGCCAACTCGTTTTGCAGCTGCAATCGTTGCGTGCTCGAAGTTGCGCGTTACGTCAACGCCGAGAATGGAGTTCTCGATGTTCTCAATACCGGTGCCCGATGCGCGTCTAAACAAGTCGCCCGGTAGCCATGTTTCGCGCACTCCGCTGATGAACTGATTGAGCGTGTAACGGCGCACCTCGTGTTCGGGCTGGGTCACAATGTCTTGCAGCACTCGCTCGATAGGGATACGGCCACACTCCACCGCAGGGTTGGCTGCCTTGATTGCTTCAGGGTCATCGAGGTCGGAGTTGGCTGGTGCTTCCCAGATGAACGCGCCAAAGCGTTCCAGGTTCTTGTCTCCAGCAATGGCTTGCTCAGCCGAGCGATACAAATCGATAAGTGTTTGTGATTCTTGGTCACCGGCCGTAGTAATCATCACAACTTGAGCACCGGCAACCGCTGCAGTGCCTTTGAGCGCAGCAGTCCAGATTCCACGCTTTGCGAGGTGACCTTCATCCAGGATGCACCGACCGCCGATTGTAATACCCTGCATCGACGACTCACGCGCCGGGCTGACGTTGTATTTGCCACTGCCGTCGATCTTTGCCAGACCTCTAGTTTCTGTGGTCTTCTTGAACCGTTTAGAGAGCCAGGGAGTCGAGTCAATAACGTGCTTGACGCGAGAGTAAATAATGGATGCTTGTTCACGAGTTGATGCAAGTGAGAGGCAATCACCTCGTCGAAACGCTAACGCTTCGAGAGCAAGCGCACCGCCGAGCACAGACTTACCGTTCTGCCGACCGAGGCTAACAACAACCTGACGGTAACGCACTTCGCCAGGGTAATCAGGATGATCATCGGGATAGCGCTCGAGCATGGCGCGCAACAGCCACTTCTGCCACTCGTCGAGCTTGAGAGGCACGTCACTCTCAGGGGTTACCCAGCACAGTTCAATCAAGTCAATGAGACGGTCGCCATCGGTCGGGAAGTCCGCCGACAGCGGTGGTGTGAACCGGGCTGGAAGTTGCATTACCTTTTGAGCATCTCGGCCAGAGGGTCAAACTCTGGCGCGGAACCGTTCAAGTGTCGGCTGATCTCGAGAATAGTCTTGCGAAGTTCAGCTGCGGTCGACGTGTTGCCCTTGTCATCGAACTCAGCAGCCAGCCTTAGGGCTATTAGGGCAAGCACCGCAGATTCCGCATTTAGTTCGCACTCGTTTAGCCAATCTTTCAAGGCTGATTCAATCATGTTGACTCCGTTCTAACCCGAATAATCTAACTCGGTTGTGTAAATGAAAGT